CCAGTTGACCCAATGGCTCAAGCACCTGCTCCAGTAGCACCTGCTCCAGTAGCACCTGCTCCAGTAGCACCTGCTCCAGTAGCACCTGCTCCAGTTGATCCAATGGCCGTAGCACCTGCTCCAGTTGATCCAATGGCTCAAGCTCCAGTTGCTGAAGGAGATGACGGTGATGAAATGGTTGATTTACAAGAACTTCTTGATTCCTTGAATGATGATGAATCCGCCGGTGAAGAAATCACTGAAGGTGAAGAAGAAGACGAAGTCGAAGAACCAGTTGACGAAAAGATTGAAGATGCAGAGGTTGTTGAATCTCTTCAATCTGAATTGAACGAAGCTATGTCTACTGTTCAATATCTACGTGATCAACTAAACGAAGTTAATTTGTTGAATGCTAAATTGCTATATACAAATAAACTATTTAACAGCTTTAACCTCGACCAAAAGCAAAAACTTAAGGTTGTGGAAACGTTCGACTTGGCTAAGTCCATCCGTGAAGTCAAGTTGAGTTATACAATTTTGTCCGAATCATATAGTTTAGGTGGATCAGTTGTCAAGAAAACTAATACAACTGCGAAAACAATCACCGAAGGTTTGGCAAGTAAACCAGTTGCATCAACAGCTCCTAAAAAGGAATTGATTGTAGAAAACAGCAACGTGATGGCTTTAAGATTCCAAAAACTCGCCGGAATTAAGAAGTAAAAGTAAGGTGAGTAAAAACTAACTATAAAATAAATTCAAAAATATGAGTGATATTAAATCATTATTGACAAACAATATGAATCCACAGGCTAAGTTGATGACTGAAACCCGTGGATTACAAAGCAAATGGGACAAGACTGGTCTTCTTGAAGGACTAAACGGTGTCGATAAGGCACACATGTCCATCTTGCTTGAAAACCAAGCACAACAATTGTTAAACGAAGCTACCGCCACTGGTACTTCTGCTAACAGTGAACAATGGGCAGGCGTAGCTCTCCCACTCGTTCGTCGTGTATTCGCTGAAATCTCCGCTAAGGAATTCGTTTCAGTTCAACCAATGAATCTACCATCCGGTCTAATCTTCTATCTAGACTTCAAGTATGGTACTACCCGTAATGGTCTTCCAGGCCAAAACGGTTATAACGGTCAATCACTATTCGGTGGTACAGGACTAAAACTTGGTTCTACCGATACTGCAACAAACGGTCTATATGGTGTAGGTCGTTATGCTTATACAGAAAACTACACATCTTCTGTATTTGCAGTAACAACCGGATCAGTAAGTTTCACTGATGTTGATTTGAATTCAACCTATATTGCTACTGGTTCTTATAGAAAACTAACAGTAGACGTTGGTGCAAATGCAGCAACCATCGACTTGAACGCAGTAAGAAGCTTTGCTTTGAGTGGTTCAGCAATCGATCCAACACTTCAAATCAATGAAATGACAAAGGTATACAATACCGGTACATTGGCTTCCCCAACATATAAAATTCAATTCATTGTTACTGGTTCACAAACACCTGTACAAGGTGCAAATGCAACATTGACATTCACAAAACAACCTACTGATGCTACCCGTGGTGACTTCGAAGATAGAGGTACTTCTGCAGGCGCAGGTACATCTGGTTTGTCTACTGATATCAACATTCCAGAAGTTAACTTGGAACTTAAGAGCGAACCAATCGTTGCTAAGACTCGTAAATTGAAGGCAGTCTGGACACCAGAACTTGCTCAAGATTTGAATGCTTACCATAGCATTGATGCAGAAGCAGAATTGACTGCTCTATTGAGTGAATATGTATCAATGGAAATTGATCTTGAAATCATGGACATGTTGATTAATGCTGCTCCAGCATTGACAACTGAAGGATGGTCTGCAGTAATCGGTAAGGACATCATCAAGGGTGCTAACGATGCTAACGGTCTACCAACCTTTACTGTAAATAACGATTCAACCAATCGTACTGCTTACGTAAAGAGCACTTGGTTCTCAACACTTGGTAACAAGATCCAAAAGGTATCTAACAAGATTCACCAATTGACTCTTCGTGGTGGTGCAAACTTCTTGGTCGTAGGACCAGACGTAGCAACCATCTTGGAATCAATCCCAGGATATGTTGTTAATACTGACGGTGATAGTGCTAAGTTCGCAATGGGTGTAAGTCGTGTTGGTAGCTTCGCAAGTCGCTTCCAAGTCTACAAGAACCCATACATGCAAGAAAACACCATCTTGATGGGCTTCCGTGGAAATAACTTCCTCGAAACAGGCGCAGTATATGCTCCATACATCCCACTCGTACAAACTCCATTGGTATACGATCCAGTCAATTTCACCCCACGTCGTGGAGTATTGACTCGTTATGCTAAGAAAGTTGTCCGTCCAGAATTCTACGGCAAGATATATGTATCTGATTTAGATCAGATCTAAGCTTAACTGATATAGATTAAACAATGACCCCGGCAGAAATGCCGGGGTTTTTTATTTTTAAATTCTATTTATATAGTATGATATATTTGAGTGACATTGTGGATGCTATTGTTGAAAAGAGTGAACCAATGAAGTTGGTTAAAGAAGTTGGTATTAGTGATAGATTGAAGTATCATTTGGATAATAGATTAACATTGGAACAAAATGTTTTTAGAATTTACAGTGAATCATATTTTAAATTGGTTAATGAAGTTCGTGGTTTGTATAATGATGACGCAATTGAATTAAATGATGATGATTTGGATATTGTAGAAAGTGATCTTGGTATAAAATCTATTTATGATGGACGAGAAGTATTTTTAGATGCGCCAATTGAATTGGAACACAATGAATGTCTAAATGAAGCAAAACACAGAGGTAGAACTGTACATCTTAGTAGACCATTTAGAACTCCAGGAGGACCGAAGAAATTTGCTGTATATGTTAGATCAAAAGCAGGAAAAATAAAGAAAGTTACATTTGGTGATCTTAACATGCGAATACGAGTAAGCAGTAAATCTAGACGGAAAAGTTTTAGAGCAAGACACAAATGTGATCAAAAGAAAGATAGAACCACTGCCGGATATTGGAGTTGTAGAAATTGGTAATAAATGAAATGGTTATTTAAAAGTTAAAATAACAAAATTATAGTTTATGGCTACAAAATATTCACCGAAAATAATTACAAATGGATTGGTATTATCACTTGATGCTGCTAATAATAAAAGTTATCCTGGCAGTGGTACAACTTGGACAGATTTAAGTGGCAATAACAATAATGGTACATTAACCAATGGTCCTACATTTAGTGATAGTAACGGTGGTGTTATAGTATTTGATGGTACAAATGATTATGTTCCAATAGGAACTTCTGGATTTCCGTTTGGTTCTTCTGCTGGAACTTTATCTGTTTGGGCAAAAACTAATACAATATCTAGTGGTTATATCTGGATTGTTTCTTATGGAACTGCACTTGGTAGCCAATCAAGATTTCTTGGTATAAATTCTTCTACTTACTTGTTTGGTGGTTATGGGGATGATATAAATGCTTCTGGTGTTCCATTAAATACTTGGTTTAATATGGTTGGAGTTTATGATGGAACAAACGCTTTTTTGTATATAAATGGTAATTTAGTTTCCGGTCCAACTGCGAAATCTTGGAATACTATTGCTAATAATGCACAACTTGGAAGGCAAACTAATGGAAGTGAATATTGGAATGGAAACATATCACAAGCATCAATATACAACAGAACACTCTCATCAGATGAAGTATTGCAGAACTATAATGCTACTAAAAGTAGATTCGGTTTATAATTATAGTATATGTCAAGCAAATGTGGACCGGATATAAATGAAAATGGATTGGTATTACATTTAGACGCTGCAAATAATAAAAGTTATCCTGGTTCAGGTACAACTTGGACCGATTTAAGCGGAAATGATAATAATGGTACATTAACCAATGGACCTACATTTAGCGCTGCTAATTTGGGTAGTATATTATTTGATGGTACAAATGATTATACAATTACAACATTAAATGCAACACCATTACTCAATATTTCTTCACAATTAACTATAGATGTGTGGATTAAATCGACAACATTGGCAAATGCAAGTCATGGCGACGGTATAATTTCTAAAGGAACATCTTCGGATAATAATTCTTCTATATATGAATTAGATTTGGTATCAGACTTAACAAAAAGTTATCCATTTTTTAGAATATATACATCCACTACTTATTCACATAATCCAAGTAATATTCCAATTGAGTTGAATAACATTTATAATATAGTTTGTACTTACGATGGTGTAAATATGAAAATTTATATAAATGGTCAAATTAGTGGTACACAATCATCTGCATCAGGTACATTACAATCAAATACACAGCAATTATGTATTGGAGTAAGACACCCTTTATTATTTAATGTAAATTCTTTTGATAGTTGGTTTAACGGAAATGTTTATTCTACAAAAATTTATAATAGAGCATTATCCGCAACAGAAGCATTACAAAATTATAACGCAACTAAATCTAGATTTGGTAGATAATTATAGTATATGGGATTATCACATTCACCAAAAATAGTTACAAATGGTTTGGTGCTTGCACTAGATGCGGCTAATAATAAAAGT